CATTTCATTCCTCACAGTTTCTCCATGTATGGCTATATGAGTTGGTCTTACCGCTTCATCTCCTGCGGTAACCCACTTTTTATACTCTGCCCCTGCTTCTTCGTAATAGAGAAGGCTTCCGCCGTTTAGCGCCCCTGTCGTTTCGGTCCGTGCAATAGTCCTTGACCGATTAGCTGCCATATTGTAAATTCGCCGTATTCTATCTGATATCTGTTGTATTGATTCTCCTTGCTGTAATCCCTCGTCTATTTCTGCCATAATTTGGTTTCTTATTGTCTCGTTTATCATTGTAATTTTCCTCCCCCGCACCGCAAGGTATGACTTAATCTTCTGCTCTAAAATCTCATTGTCTATTCCTTCTAACTGCCCTAAAATACTTTCTCCTAAACTGACACCTTCTTTTATCCCACTGTAAAGGTAAGGCATAACGTATTTAATGAGTTCATCGTTTTCTTTTCCCCAATCAATTGTTAATTGAATAGGGGTGGCGTCTTTTTTATTTATATTGTCAAGGACACGCTTCCTTTGCTCAAAGAAAAATCGTTTTATTACGCTTGCAAACTTTCCCTCTATACGGATATGTTTGTTCAAAAACATCTTCCAGACATTATCTTCAAATTTTTCCTCTGCTTTTTTAATGCTTTTGGGTGCTTCTTGCGGCCTCTGCTCCCCTACTGGCACTAAATTAAAAGGCAGATATCCAGTATCAGGCAATGCCTCTGGTTTAAATCCAAGCTCCAATTTTTCGTTTATCTCTTTCATAGGTATGCCCATCATAAATAGTTTATTCGCAATTCCGACTTTTTTCTCAAAATCCTCTTGGAAAGCAGGGACGTTTTTGTAATCAAATTCGCAATAAATCTTTGGGTTGTAAGGGTAAACTATCCCCCGATTGAAACCATCTGCAAGTTTTCTCAAAATAGGTGCTAAGGTGTAAAGCCAGAAGATTCTCATCTGACCCATAAAAGTGTTATGAACTACAACTCCATTACATAAAAAATTATGCCTATCCTCAATCTCTAAATCATATACAGTTCTTGTCCCAATAAATGTTTTAGATTTGACTTTCTCAACATGAAACCCTGGTGGTAATACATCCAAAGCAGTGGTTAAGGTTTTCCTGTAATAACCTTTATCTTTTTTTGTGCTTATTAATCTATCAGAATTTTTGAGGCAAGCTATTTCCGCTGGGTAAGTTATAGAAAAGCGATAAACGGTACTCTCCCCATAATTAGTTATTCTGTTCTCTTCCGCTACATTCGTATGCCTTAACCCACAATAATCACATAAAGAGGCTAAATCATAAACTAAATCTTTATTTGGAGATGCTATGACAACATTCCCCCTCTTTTGCAAAGACCCATCAGTGTCAATATATCCCCTTAAAAATGCTAACTGAATATTCCTTTTTGCTTTAAAAACCCAAGTAGGTATTCTTTTATTTTTACTTCCCTGAACGCATCCAGCTTCTAATAATCTATCAACGGCATTCCCAAAAAATGAGATACTGTATTTATTTGCAGCAGAAACTTTTACATTACCCCTTTTAATTTTATAATTAAATTCTTTACTGGCTATTTCTATATATCTTTTTCTTAATTTCTTCTGCCATTCAGGTATAGATAACATAACACTTTTGTATCTGCCATTTTTTCCCTTCCCTTGAAAACAACCATCACCTATAAAAGCTCCTACAAATTCAGCGAAATCAGCATTATACCCTGTATCAACATTCTGCCTGCATTCATTTGCTACAACTATCAAGTCCCCCCTCTCGATATCTTCTGCTTTCTTATAAACCAACCTTCCAACCCCTTTGTAATAGGGATATTTATTAAATTCAACAAAATCCCTTTCCAAACATAAAATAGGATGGTCATAACTAACTTTTAATGCCCTCCAATTTGTTTTTATTTCATAGCTCTCTTTTTCCCCTTGTTTCCAACTATTTACAACAGGCTTAATGCTCACACCGTTATTGCTAAATGTAAATACCTTATCGCCACTCCTTACTTCTTCAACTTTAATTGACCCATTCGTAGTGTATATCCTTTCACCTTCTACTATACAAGCATAATTTAAATCTTCTGTGATATTAAAAAGCGCTTTAGGCACCCTAAACACCCCCAACATTTCTTCCCGGGTATATCGTTTCTGTTCTATAAAGTCCATATCTTTATGTGAGAGAGAAACCGTTGAGGGTTTTAGTCCTGCTTCTAATACTGCTATTTTAAAGGCCTTACTTGCTCCTTTATGCCTTTTTTCCCACCATTCTTTTAATCTCTGTCGCTGTGTATCGCTTAATGTCTGGTCTGTTGTTAAAACATATCCTGGTGTGCCGTCATTTTCAAAAAATGCTTTGTTGTAAATTAAAGACAGCCAATCAATATCTATTATCTTTGTTAATGGCTCTATCGGCCGTAACCCTCGCCAAGTATGATAAGGGTTAAAATCTTTTATGTGAATAACCTCGTCTTTCTTAAAAATCTGCTTGCCTTTATACCGCCAGCCAATTAGTTCTTCGTTTTCTATTATTTCCTGAAAGTTGGACGGATTAAATGTCCATAACTCGGCAGGCAACCGTTTTGTCCCTATCTGATTGCCAACACTTGAGACCTTTATTATAAACACTTCGCCATACAATGCCATATATCCCGCTACAGCTTGCTTAAAATCGTCACCGCTCATTAAAGGATTAGGGTTATCAAAAAGGTTTATGAGCTCTTCAGGGTAAATTTCTTTCTCTGTATCCCAGTCTTTAAAAATGAGCTCTGCTTGCGGGACATTGTCCGCTATCGCTTTAATAGGTTTGTAAATATTAGAAATCTGTTTATACGGCTGAGTGACTTGATTTTGGAACAACTTCCATTCCTGTGCTATCGCCCAAAGATGCCCCCAAGTAGAGCTTTTCTTTTCATACCCGAACTTACTCAAAATTTTGGCTATAAATCCCATATTAGCTCTCCTTTTCCTTCCTGATATGCTTTTATTGCAAGGCAGACACTAAAAAAACTGTCCCCATGCCCTTCTTTAGTTTCTAACGCTTTTAAATCGTTATCTACGGCTAATATTTGCCTTATTTGCCTATCGTCTTTTATTAGTTCTATTTCTTTATTTTTAACTTTCTTCTCAAACTCAACTGCCATCTGATATTTAAGTTTTGTTGTAAAATTAAGCCCCTCCATTTGTGCCGGTAATTCTCCACGCTCTTTAAATCCTTCAAACTCTGCCCGGGTAGCGTCATAATAAAGTTTCTGAATATTTAAAACTTCAATTAGCTCTTTTACATACTCAAGCTGTTTTGTATAATCCCAACCGTCAAACCATATGCTTGCTACCTGCTTTAATTGCCCTTTTACATCGGCGAATATTGCCAAATGTGAAGGATGTCTCTTTTTCCCCAAGTCAAATCCGCCATAACATTCTTTATGCCATACTTTTGGCAAACGTAATAAATCAAACCTTTTTAATCGGCTGTTGGTAATTGTTTCTATTTCCGCTGGCCTAAAATATGCATCTTCGCTTCTTACTGGCTGGCATTGGAATTCCCCCATAAATGCTTTTGGTCCGATTTCTTTGTCTCGTATATGCTTACATCTCTCGATAGAGAAAACTTCCGGCCATAAAGTTATGCCTTTATTCCAGTCAATTACTGCTTTATAGCGTTTACAGTCAAAATCCCCTAACTTCTCTAATACTTTAAATAAATCATTTTCATCCTGTGGTGTGCCTACCAAGTGAACCTCTCCTCCACCTTCTTTAGGCATACTCATAACTTGTTCTAAAAAAATCGTAGTTATCTTATCAATCTGTGAAATATCAAGTTTCACCTGCGGGTCTCTTAAAATATCATCACAATAGACCCTATGGGGATGCCTCCCTCTTTTAAAACTTATTATCCCTTCTGGTTCGCAAATAAACTCTTTGCCTGCTTTTGTATAGTGCAAAATACTTTCAGCATTGGTCAATTCCTGTAAATCACCAAAATATTCCGGGAGTGCTTTTATGTATCTTTTTAATCGCTTCAGGTGATATGCCGCTAAATCTTCTTTGTAACTCAAGAATAAATTCTCATCATAAGCACTGTCTATAAACTCAAGATTGTATAAATTCCAGGCTATATATCCCAATAGGGTGGTTGTTTTTAAGTGTTTTCTGGGGGCAACAGTTGAAGTTTTTTCGTATCGCTGTAGCCTATAGCACCATTCTATTAAGTGCTTGCCAAATTCAAAAACACCTTCAACACGCTTTATCCCAAGAGCAAACACCCCAAAAAAGAAATGAGTAAAACTATTCCTGTAGTAAAGACCCCAGTCTTTTGAGCATCCGCTCTTGGAATTCTTTGTCGGGTTTTCCATTACTGCCTGCATTCGCACCTACTTTGTTATTTATTATGTTTTTAACTAAAGCCCTTCTGTCCTGCCATCTGTCATGGGCTCTGTTAGTTAAGATAAAAATTTGCGCCGTTACATCTCCCTCAAGCGCTTTTCTCCATAACGCATCTTCTACCATCTGTGTTCTACTATCAATGATGTCCCAAACTTTTCTATCAAGGCTTTTATTTTTTCTTCTCCATCTCCAAAATGTTGCGGGGTCTATATTTGCATTCTTACAGGCGTTTTGAATACCTGAGCCTTTTTTTAAACTTTCTAAGACTGTCTGTATTATTTGCTTCTTATTTTTAATCATTGTCTTTATTGCAACTTCACTTTAAACATACCTCTCCATAATAGAAAAAAGTGTGCAAAATTTATCGTCTTTTAGCGCTGGATATTTGTCATAACCCTCTGCAACCCAATAATATGCAGTTCTACGGGAGATATTAAAAAAGTGTGCAATTTTGGTAAGTGAAAATCCGCACCTGTGCAGAATAAAAACTGCTCTTTTTTTAAGCGGTTTTATCTTCTCAAACTCCTCATGCGGCTTATATTTCGGCAGGTAGACCTTAAAAATATGAAGGCCATTCTGTAGACAATCGGCCTCTAATATACTTATTTTTTTCCTTGCCAACTTCCCCTCTCTTTGATATACTATTTATGGCTACAGAGGAGAAGTTTTAAAACCCTGTTGGCGGACAGGGTTTATTTTTTCATCTCATATTTAATCGTTATCTCTACTCCGTATCTCTCTGTTGAGTATTCTTTTATGAGGCTCAACTTATATATCTGGCTGTCATTTCTGTAAAATATTCCCTGCAAAGCGTCTAAAATACTCTTCGCTAAATTCTCAATGTCGGGCTTTTTGATGTGATACTTAACCTTTTTCGGCAAACTCTTAGGGCGCGGTATAAGAAACAATAATTCCATTTCTATCGCACATTCCGGGACTTCTTTAGGGCGATACTGCAATGCCTGAAAACGCACAAATTCTTCCCACTTGCGGGTATTTTTAGGAGTGTATGTTCCGATATACTTTCCTGCACGATAGAAACGTGGGCGCCCTTTTGGGACTGGGACACCATAGATACTGAAACGGATTATATTCACTACATCACCTCCCTCCACAGATTGCTTTTATAATTGCTGGTCTACAAAATCTTCTCTGCAACTTTCTCCATTCTCCATCTTTTCTCGTTCCTTTCTCATCTGTATATAACATCGCAAAGGGTAATGCCCCTATCTCCCATGCTCTCCGTAAACGTATTTCAGCCTTTTCTAAAGTATCATCTCCATATCCTATCAACACATAACATCGAATTTGATCTCTTCTAAAATATTTTTTTAATTTATTTATTGCTCTTCTCAAAGATTTTTCTGAATTAGGATGATCATAAGCAAGCCATATTTGGACATTGGTAAATACTTAACCCTCTTAACATTTCCACAATCTCATCTGTAATCCTTGAGGATTCTAATCCCCCCGAAAAGTTTATTTGTTTTTGTGTGGTTAACATTTTAAAAACTCTCCTCAGATGAGACTTAGAACATGCAAGAAGATTATTATCCTGGCAATTCTTTTTCTTATTGGCATACCCCCATCCCCACAATCACAACTCCTATTCCTATATCCTTCGCAACATTTCTTCCTTAAAATCATTTATTCCTCGTCTAATTAAATCGTGAGACTGATAAGCCAATAATCCCTTCTTTAATTCTACTTCTATTTCAGACACTAACGAACGAACATAGGATTTGAAAAGATTAGTTAAGTCTTCCGTTAAAGTCTTAACAGCAAAATGGGATAATCTTTCCTCTCCATATATCACATTCCCTCTTCTTATAGGTTCGCTATAATTTTCTAAAATTTTTCTAATTTCTCCCTCAATCTTCATTTTGCCTCCTTCCCCTCATACACCTCACGCTTTTTCATTTTTAACCTCCTCATCCGTTAGTCTTCTCATTATTATTCCCAGCTCATACAATAAATTTACTGCTTCCTGTGCTTTACGTATAGCCTTCTCCCTTTTTTGAATAATTAAAGGCGGAACTTCTCCAGCATATTGACGATAATATTCAGATAATAAATCTTCTAAAATATCTACTATTTCTTTTTTAGTCATCACTCCTCCTTTCCTATTCTTTTGGCAATAACCCTCTTACCATATTCTCTAATAATCTTTATTTTTCCTAATCTGGCTAACAATCTTAAAGCATACGCATAAGTAGATAGAGCCATACTGTCAAAAACTCCACCTTCTCTATCAACAAAACAATCTTGATAAACAAAATCTTCTACTAACTCTAATAACTCTTCAAATATTTCTCTATTTACAATAACTTTTTCTGATTTCTTCTTCATCCCCTCTCCTTTCCTATCCTCTTGGCGAGGGCTTGGGCCTTCGCTTTCATCCAAGCTTTTGAACAAGGATAAACTACGGCATATGGATGTTCCAAATCTATTACAGAATTGTGAAGTATCTCTAATATCTCCTCCGCCGTCGGTAAATCTTCTTTCTTTATACAATGCGTCTTGATATACCACTCATGGTATTTCTCCCAATCATCACAGGCTTGGTTGTAACCTTCCTCCCAAGCCCCATCTCCATCAAACATTCTACCGACCATTTTCTCTGGTTTTTTCATTGTGCCTCCTCTTTCTCACTACTACAGGTTTTATACAATACGTTTTTCTATCATATACTCCTCTATATACTCTTCCGCAAGAAGGACAAGGTAAAGTTTCCTTTTCATCACTAATCCAACCTTTTTGTTTTCCACAAATACAAGTAAACTCTTGGCTTATACCATTCATTACTCTTCCTTCCTTCCCTCATTCTCCACGATTATTCTGCACCGAATAGGTTTACAGCCTTTGCCGCAGGGACAGGCTACTACATCATCTTTTCTAAAACCTACTTGCTGGAATCCTACTTTAGAAATATCTACTTCTTCGTCATTGCTTAAACCCACAGGCTTATCTGGAACAAAAGTAATACCAAAATACAAAATCTTCCTGCCGTTATTGTATACCCACTCAAATAAATCTCCACCACATTCATACCTCCACCCCTCATATACCTCACGCTTTTTCATTGCTTGCCTCCTCTGGTTCATAACAACTATATTCTCCATTATAACAAGCAAATATACTGTTTATTCTTCCTTCCTTTTTACAGAACTGGACTTTCTTTGGTGCATCTGGGTATGGTAAATTAAGTCTCTCCCAATATCTCACTTTACAAGGAAATCCATCCAGTTCACACAACTTGCAATCAATATAATTTGATGAATAATCTAAATGTTTACAAGGTTTCATCTCTCCTCCTTCCCTATTCTCTTGGCGAGGACTTGAGCTGTTGCTACCATAAAATCAAGTTGGTCTTGTGTATGTTGATGAATATCTATTTCTTTTAAATGATATTTTTCTTCAGACATATGCCAATTATGAAGTAACTCTCTTAAAAATTCCTTTATCTCCTCCGCCGTCGGCAAATCTTCTTTCTTTACACACTTCTCCTTCACATACCACTCGTGGTATTTTTGCCACTCGTCGCAGGCTTGATTGTAACCTATTTCTCGTTCAGTAAGATTGGTTTTATAATCTCCTACTATCCATTGGTCTTTTATTCTCTTCGGCTTCTCCATTATCTCGCCTCCTTCTCTCATATTACTTCCCCTCCAAAAGTCTCCATTATCCCCTGCACAACCTCATTTTTCTCCGCTTCTTTCCCCGCTTCCTTATGTTCTACTTTTGCTGGCAAATACCCGCTGGCATCCCTTATGCACGCTGACAATACATTCTCAAACTGCTTTATCTTTGCCTCATACATACGCTTGGCAACGTCATCTTTTATATATTCCTTGAACCTCTTCAGTATCTCCAACCGCCCCTGATTGTAGTAGAGCGAATGCTTTAGCTTTGCGATATAAGTCATTATCTCTATACCTTCTGGGTCCTCAACGAAGTATTTAGGGTCTATTTTTGCCCTTTTCTCCCTGCTCTGGCTGTCAAACCATACCACTGCTGAAGGT